CTGTTAATCACAGCACAAAGGCACGACTGATGAAAGTAGGTCAATACGTTTACGCCAAATTAAGCGCAACAGCAGCCGTCACGGCGCTTGTTGGCACTCGTATTTATCCTGTCTTCATTCCTGAAGATGCCACTTATCCGGCAATCGTGTTCACGGTGTCCAATGCGCCGACTGACAATCAGAAAGACAGGAAAAGCGATCACGACACAGCGACCGTGACCTTCACGTATTGGGCTGAAGCAAAGCAGGGCTTAAACGCATACGGAGCGCTGGATAATGTAGATGTGGCAGTCAGGGATGCACTTGACTTTGTTACAGGCACAGCCGGAGGCGTAACGGTAGAGGGCTGCAAATACATATCATCTGCTGATGGCATGGATGAGGATGTCCTGTTTGTTTCACGCACATCTGTTTATCAGTTCATAACTGCTAATTAACATGAGTTATCAATTAGGAGTTGAAATAAACGATGTGATACGCGGGCTGCAATTACTGACAGCGCAAATGAAAAAGGACGTTAATAACGACCTGAAAGGGCCAGCAGACCTGTTAGCCTCTGCCATCAAAGCAAGGACACCAGTATCTTCTAAGTCACACAGTCGATACAGGAGAGTTGGCAAAAAAGGAACAAGAGCAAGGAAGGGCAGCGGAGTAATTGTCGCTACATACAGGCCAGGCAACCTGCAAAAGTCATTCAGGAGCCTTTCAAAATTGCGTAGAATCAGATTGGGCGTAATGGTGGGGCCATTGCTCGGGGGAAAGCGAATTGACGGTTATTATGCGCACTTTGTGAACAATGGCGTTACAATGACCAACGGAAAAACAAGAGCCGGAAAACGATTTGTAGAGGCCGCAATAGCAGCAGCAGGGCCAGTTGCGCAAAACGCCATCCTGCAGATAATCGGTTCAAAGATTGATACCGTGAATCGTGAATCAAAGAATACATCAAGCGTTTCGCGGGGAACAGCGCCGTGGTACAAACTTTATGCCCGCGCAAAGGGCAGGGAATAAAAAGACAACACCATGAAAATACAACTTCTGAAAGATTACGAAAATTGGGGAGCGGGTACGGTGCTTGATGTGGCACCGGGTGACGCACAGCCGCTCCTGACAAATGGAACAGCAAAGCAAGTGCCTGATGACACACGGGCGCGCAAATATCCGTTAGGAGCACAGATTGAAAACCTGTGTGTTCCACTTGCTGAAAATATGACAATCACAGCCACGCCGCAATTCATCGCGTCTATTGAGGCTGATTTGAATACAAACGACACAACGCCAAAGCAACAGGCGCGGCGCATCTTCAACAAAAACAACGACTAAATCATGGCTACAGTATTAGCAAAAAACATGAAGCTCTACACAGGAGCAACGCCAGCTGCCATTACGTGTCAGGTGGACGCTTCCATCTCAACTTCCACGAATATGTTTGAAACCACCTGCAAAGACAGCAGCGCGGTTTCTGAATTTCTGCCAGGTGCAAAGTCATGGACAGCATCCGTAACCGGAAACGTGGACTTCGCAGCCACCAATGGCGTGGAGGAACTGTTTACAGCATGGACAAATCAATCATCGGTTGCGCTTGTGTTCCAAACAGGAACAACGGGCGATGCGAAGTACAGCGGAAGCGGCTATGTATCATCCCTGCAAATCCAGTCCTCCGGCAATGATGAAGCCGTCACATTCTCTGCGGAATTTCAGGGAACAGGCGCTTTGACGCAGGCCACTATCTAATAATCCATCACATCAATCATCACTAAATGTCGCAAATCAAGTTAAACGGCAAAATGCACCCTGTCAAATTTGGCATGGGCGCTCTCATACAATACGAACGCAAAACGGGGCGATCCGCTATAGAGGACTTTCAAACGATGTCCGGCGGAGCGCCCCGATTGTCGGTGGTGGCAGACCTTATCTATGCGGGCATCACGTGCGGTTACAGGCAATTTCAAAAACTGCCCGACTTCACGGAGGATGACCTTGCGGACTGGCTGGACAATGAATCCATCGCTGAAATGATGCAGATGTTTCAGGATTCATTCCCGCAGCAGGACGCGGGAAACGCGAACAGCCCGGCGAAGCCGACAAAGCAGAAACGGGCTTAAAAATTGACTGGCACGACCTGTTAAGGCAGGCTGCTAAAATAGGTATGGATGAAGAAGAGTTTTACCTTTCAACGCCTGCTTATTTCAAGTACCGACAAGAAGCGCATTTTGAGCAGTTCAAAAACGGGTGGGAGCAGACGCGTTTTGTTGCCTACATAGTCGCAAAGACGGTAGATTCAAAGAAGCAGATAAAAAAGCCTGCTGATTTGCTTCCGTTTAGTTGGGATGCCCCGATTAAGTCGCACCTGAAAACACGCTCACAGATGAACGACAAAGAGCGTGAAGAGTTTGATAAGTTCGATCGCGATGCAGATGAAATCCTGAAAAAAACCAACCCTGAACTTTACGCCCGTTACATGGAGGCTAAACTAAAAAAAGATGGCATCTAAAGCAGTAGCACTAAACGTCAGGCTGGGCGTAATTTTCGATGAAAAAACTTTAGCAGCCACCGAAAAAGCGCTCCGGCGCTCTGGTGAAAAACTATCCCGCATAGGCTCTGATTTAACGCTATCCTTGTCCGCTCCGCTTGGTTTATTCGGTGGTGCTGCCATCAAGGCTGCCGGAGATTTGGAAAGCCTTACCCTTGCTTTACAGTCGCAGTTGGGAAGCGCGGAGAAAGCCGGACAGGAGTTAGAGAAACTTACAAAGATTGCCGAAGGGCCGGGCTTGGGACTTGAACAAGTAGTGGGCGCTTCTATCCGATTGCAGGGAGTTGGAATTGCAGCAGGTGAAGCAAGGGATATTATAAAGCAGTTGGGCAACTCGGTTGCGTCTGTTGGCTTTGGCGCTGAAAACTTTGACAGCGTAACAAAGCAGTTCACGCAGATGATTGCTAAAGGGCGCGTGCTTCAGGAGGACTTAAGCATCATTGCGGAGAATATGCCGAACATCACTACGCTGATGCAAAAGGCATTCGGAACGCAAAGTGCCGAAGGATTGCGGGCGTTGAATGTAGGCGCTAAAGAGTTTATTCAGGGCATCACAGCAGCAGCCGCCGAACTTCCACGTGTCAAGTCAGGGATTAAGAACAACATTGAGAACGCGATGGATGCGGTTAAAATCGCACTTGGTAAAGTGGGATTGGCTATCAATGATGCGTTTGACATTAAGGGCGGGCTTGAGAAGTTCGCAAAGTTCATCACGGATGCAGCCGCCGCGTTTGATAGTCTCAATTCAACCACCAAAACAGCCATTGCGTACTTCGGCGCTTTCTTAATAGCCATCGGGCCAATTGCCAAAGTATTAAGTTCTATCCAGTTGGTTTCTTCTTTGGTGGTGTCAGGATGGGGTAGCCTGGTGAAAGGCATGGGTGCGCTTGTGACGTGGGCCGGACAGGTCAGAACGGCATTCCTTGCGCTTAGCCTGTCAATGCAGGCATTCATCGGCATTGGCATCATTGTAGCCGTCACAGCACTTGCAAACGAGTTCGGGCTATTTAACCGCCAACTGACAGCAGCGGAAAAGTCCATGCAGATGGTGAATGACCTGACAGCGCAAGCGAAGGCAGAGACAGCCGGAGAGCGCGCACAGGTTGAATCACTTATCAAGATACTTGGAGATGAGAATGCTAAGCGGGAAGATAAGATTGAGGCACTTAATGAACTAAAAGCAATTAATCCTCAATACTTTGGTCAATTAACAGTTGAAACAGCCACAGTTGATAAGTTAAAAACGGCTTATGAAGGATATGCTGATAGCATTCTCAAGGCAGCACGTGCGAAAGGTGCGGAAGCGCAACTTATTGAACTTGATAAACAGAGAGAAACGCAGGTTAAAGCGCTCGCAGAGGCCGAAAGACAATACAATGCAACAAGAAAGGAGCGGGTAGGGCTTAATCGTAATGATGGTGATTTCAATGCCGGAGGTAACACAGCGGAAGCATTCTTGAAAGCAAAAGAGGCATTAAAAAATACTGAAGATCAGATTGCAACCATTAAGCAGGTTGTTGATGGGTATGCAGCGGAGAGGGTAGCGCTTCAAGCGGCAACAACCGCACAAACAGAGGCGGCCAACGCAGCAGCAGCGGCATCCGCAAAGAAGCAGCAGGCATCAGAAGCGGCTATTGAGGCAGCAAAAAAGATGCAGGCTGTGTACAAAGAAGTGCAGGCAGACATTACCGCACAGCGTGAATATCAGAATGTATTGGGCGCTAAAGATGTGATTGAGGAGGCGCAAACGATTGAATCAGGTATTAAGAAACTGCTGGATGCTGGATTCAAACCTACATCAAAAGAGATTGAAAACCTGCATAATCAACTTAAGGCGCTGTTTAAAGACCTGAAAGTTCCACCTGTACCTGAAATACCAACGCTGCAACCAAAAGCAGTTACAAGCACCGGAGAAGGTCAGACTGATACAGGCATACAAGTAGGTCAAACCAATGAAATCAATTTCAGCACGAATATTGATGAGATTATAGCAAAGGTGAGATCAGGCGTGGCATTGACGCAGGAGGAAATGGATAAGTTCAAGGAAAACATAGGTGGCCAATGGAAGAACGCCATCGCTGAATCATTCCAGGCTGTTTCTGATGCGTTCTTTACCATTGTCGGCATGAAGATCAGCCAAAACGCAGAAGAAGAAACAGCGCAAATTGAGGCGCAATACGCGAAGAGGATAGAGATGGCAAAGGGTAATGCTGACAGGCAAGCGCAATTACAGGCTGAATTGGAATCAAAGCGGGCAGCCATCGCAAAGGAGGCGGGCAAGAAAAAGAAACGCGCAGCCATTGCCGAAGCCATAATTAACACAGCCGTAGCGGTTACTAAAACATTTGCTGAATTTGGTTATGTGTACGGTCTTCCTGCTGCCATTGCTCAAGGCGTAGCAGGTGCAGCACAGATAGCAGTTATTGCTTCACAGCAATTCGCACGCGGAACAGCCTTTGCTCCTGGTGGTATGGCATTGGTGGGCGAGAAAGGCCCGGAACTTGTCAATATTCCACGCGGATCACAAGTTATATCTAATATGCGCACAAACAGACTGTTAGAAAACATGGGGCAGTCGGGCGGCGTTATGCAGGGAGAGTTCACAGTCAGGGGTACAGATTTGGTATTGGTACTTGAGCGCGCACAAAGCAAACAAGGACGTGCATTTTAACCGCTTCATTTAATCAGACAAAAACAGAAACATGGCATTAAGAATCTACGGCATAGGCAAAGCACCGGATGGCACGCAGTACAACGCAGCCATTTACGATACTGATTGGGTGAGTTCTGATTCTGCTTTTCAGATTGCCAAAGGTGGCATCAAAATTGAATGGAAGTCCGACAATGATAGCGACATACTATCACCGATTTATGGCAGTTCGGCATCGGTTGATATGCTGATAAACGTGTCTGAAACCGGACTTGGTACATTTGTGAACGATCTGCGCACTTCCAAAGAAGGCAGGTTTTTTTTGGAAATAACCACACAGGCAGGAGCAAAGATTTGGAGGGGAATAATAGCGCCTGATGCACTCGGTAACGAAACCGATGAAGGCCCGATATATCGCGTTACCATCACAGCATCATGCGGGCTTGCTCTTCTTAAGAAAGTGCCGTACCTGAATAGTGGGGCGCTGTATTATGGCCGTTACAGGCTTACGCAGCACTTGGTCAATGCGCTCGGCAAATTAGCGCACGTTTCAACCTTTTGGGCGGCTGATGATGCTTTCCTTGAAACTTCGCTTGATTGGTGGGAGGCCACCATGACAGCAAATGATGCCAACGATCCGCTATACCTGTCTTATGTGGATCACGCAGCGTTTTACGACTTTAAAACAAAGGGAGGCATTGACGATGATGTGCTTTCGTGTTATGATGTAATCCGTAACATCTGCCTGGCATTTGGTTGTCGTATTCGCATGAGGGATGCAAAGTTCGTGGTTGAGCAGATTGATTACCGCGAAAACAGCACCTACAACTGGAGAACTTATAAAAAGAACGGAGATCAAAAAACATACGGGGCATATTCCGGCACTTTGTCAGTTGACCAAACAGAAGCCAATGCGGCAAAGTTGAGTTATTCAACGTATGATTACGTTTCGCAAATAGCGAAGGCGCGGGCATTCTATGAGGTCAGAATGCGCCGTAACTTTTGGCAAAACATTATCCTTGCTCAAGGCACTACGTTCAACTTCAATCAGACAATCAGCAGTCAATCGGGCGCTGTCACTTTGCGTATTCGTGGCACGTTCTTTATTACCATCAAAAACAACAGCTATTCAGGGCAATCGTCTGATGTTATCATCCCACAAATAAACATCAAACTGAAGATAGGTGACAGGTACCTGAAACGTGCCGTTACCTTCTCAAACTTCAGTACATTCAACGAGAATGCCGAATGGACTACCGTTTCATCTGATAACTTCGTACTTGTGTCCGGTGGGCAAAAAGTGCCGCCGACAAACAGCACAGCATCGTATGTTCAGGGGCTTGACTTTATAACGCCGCCACTTCCTGCTGATGGTGACCTGAACAGTATATCCGCGACATTTGAGCAGTTAAAAAAGAATGACGGTTCAGATGTGGATGAAACGCAGTTCACTATTACATGGTCTGCTGGTGGTCTTTGGATGGAGGTATATGATTCCGGAACGCCTGATGTGCAGGAGGATGAGATACTGTACGAAAGCGAAAATGCAGATGGCGGCACAGACACATGGGAGCAAAACGTGCGCATCGGCTCCGGTTCAGTCAATTACCTGGGCGCTGTGGTTAACAGCACCGCATCATCAGGACTATCCGCATGGGGGCAAGGTTCAGGCACACGCGATAAAGCGCTTACTTCGCTGATGGTCAAACGTGCGGCTGATGGCAGACTGCGTGTAAAGAAGCGACTGAACGCACAGCTTTACGGTGATGGATGTAATCAGGTGCGCAAACTGCTGACTACATCAGACAGCCTTAAATGGCTGGATATGCGTGTCAAGTGGAGTGTTACGGAGAACATTATAGATGGCACTTGGTTAGAGATGGTTTACGGGAATAGTAACGTCAAAACACCCGTCAAAGTCAAAATTCTATCCGGTGGAACGAACAATCCGACCGTTATCAATCCCACTTCAACAAGCCCCACCACAGGCGGCAATTCGCCGTTTATGGCCAATCCACCGGGGGCAATACTGAATCCGCTGTCATTCAACAGCCTGAATACAGCCATTACCAAAGGCGCTACCGTCACATCTATATCGGTGGGTACAGCGCTTGCGGGCAACGAATTTGCAGCCGGAGACAAAGTTAAAATTGTCAATCCGGTTACAGGTCAGTTTCAGACGTTTACGGTGGCATCAGCGCCATCAGCCGGAGCGACTTCTATATCAGTCAACAGCGCAACGGCTGACTTTGATATACCACAGAATGCGGGCCTGTTTGTGCAGTTAACACCACAGGCAGGAGGTGGTGGCGTGGCTGATGGTGACAAGGGGGATATTACGGTAAGTTCATCGGGTACTGTTTGGACGATTGACAACAATGTCATATCAAACGCAAAGATCAGGCAAAGCGCTGCATTGTCAGTTATTGGCAGATCGGCAAATAGCACGGGAGATGTGGCAGATATTGCAGCAGGTACAGATGGTCATGTTTTGCGAAGGTCGGGCACTACTTTAGAGTTTGGGCTTATTCAGGCTGCCAATATTGACGCAAATGCAGTAACCACAGCCAAAATATCGAATAGCAATGTTACGCTTGCAAAGATTCAAGATATTTCCGCAAAAACTTTAATTGGAAATAACTCTACATCAAGCGCAACTCCGGCTGAAGTTAACAAATCGGGCATATATAATATGCTTGATATAGTTGGCTCTTCTGGAAGATTGGCTGTTTTTACAGGTTCTAATTCAATTTCAACAGACTCCCTCATAACGTACTCATCCGGCGCATTAAATGCAAAAAGATTTTCACACACCGGGGGCAATCAATATTCAAACTCAAGTGTAGCATTTGGTTCGGGCGCAGGAACAAGTCCAACAATTGACGTAATACAGGGTAGCGCAAATCATTTGATCTTTATATTCACATCTGGCACATCAATTCCTTCAGGAGATACTTTATTGTTTACAATTACTTTGCCAGCGACTGTATCATCGGTAGTGTTTAGCCCGAATAACTCTAAAGACATTAGTACGCTTTACAGTTTAAATATATCTACATCTTTTCAAATAAGGACGCGCTCTCCCATACTTGCATCAACTCAATATTCAATTTGCTTTATCATGTTCTGATAAAACCAACCAAAACAACACATCAACCATGAAATATAAACACATCATCTTATTTGCCGCACTTGCGCTGATTACAACAGCAACAAGCGCCCAAATACAATTTACAGCCGGAATCAATTATGAATCCGGCGTGCCATCCGGCGCACCATCATCAACGGGTTCACGCCTTCGGGTTGACCTTGCATCGGGGCGCATCTACCAATGGAGCGCGGCAAACACCACATGGCGCACGCTCGGACAGGGTATTGACATTGTAGCCGGATGTGCTGCACCTGCCTACACGCCTGGCTACGCTCAATCGGTATTCGCGGTAAATGGCTGCAATACGCCCGAACTGTACTATTACAACGGTACGCAATGGAAACAGGTTGCAGGTGGCGGCGGTGGCGGCACTACTTATTACGCAGGCACAGGCATTGACATTGACGCAAACGACACTATCAGCGTTGATACAGTACCACGCCTGATATTCTATTCAGATCAAACGTATTCCGGTGGCGTGGGTGCAATGCGGTGGAATAATGACGATGGAACACTTGACCTGGGCCTGAAGGGTGGCAATGTGACGCTTCAGTTAGGGCAGGAACTTGTGCAGCCTGTAAAGCACGCTACAAACGGCGGGCTTGACAATGGTAAGGTCGTGTACATTGTAGGCTCTTCAGGTGACAATAAAACGGTTTTATACGCCCGCGCAAACGATGAAGCGACAAGCGCAAACACGCTCGGTTTAATGACTGAAACCGTTACAGGTGGAAACAAAGGGTTTTGTACGACCTTCGGACTTGTGCGTAACATCAACACGTCAAACCTGACAGAAGGCGGCGCTGTATGGCTAAGCAAGGACACAGCAGGAGCAATGACAGCCGTAAGGCCGGAAGCGCCGAATAACGGCGTGTTCATCGGCTTTTGCGTTAGAAAGCACGCATCAACAGGGGTTATCTTTGTGAATGTACAAAACGGTTACGAACTGGAGGAACTGCACAACGTGTACGCACCATCGCCGACCAATGGTCAGGTACTTACCTATGTGTCCGGCAATTCACGATGGGAGGCGGCAACAGTAGCAGATCAGAGCGCGACCAATGAACTGCAAACGCTATCGGTGGCTACCAATACCGCGACACTATCAAATAGTGGCGGCTCGGTGACGATTGCGGGAGGTGGGATTAACACAGTTGGCACAGCCGGAAGCACGATAACAGTCACAGGCACGGAGGTTGACGGAAGCATCAGCAATGAACTTCAAACCATTGACACATTCAGCCTTTCAGGGCAAACACTACGCGCATCACTATCGAATGACGGACAAGCGGCAAAAACCGTGACGATTCCTGTCATTGACATCAACGCAGGTTCAAACGTCACAGTAACTGATACAAACGGCGTTTACACTATCAGTTCATCCGGTGGCGGCGGCGGTGGAATCACAGGCACAGGCGTAACCGACTATTTGCCACAATGGACAAGCACCTCCAATATTGATACATCAGGGCTGTATTGGTCGGGGGGTACGCTCGGCATCCGAACTACAACGCTCAACACAACAGGAATACAGGTAAAAAGCAATACATCAGGTGAAGCATACAGCGAAGGGCCGGAACTACTTACAACCGGAACGGGTACAGGATGGACTGGTACATCATTTGCGACAGGGTACACGCACACAACAGGAACGACGGCATTAACCGCCAACGGATTGACGGTTGAATCAGGTGTTATTTATATGGTAGTGGTGACTGTATCGGGCAGGTCAGCAGGAACGGTAACTGCCACAATGGGCGGCCTATCATCAGGCACAATCAATACCAATACGACTGTTACATTTACATTTACGCCAACAACAAATACTAACAACTTTTCAGTAGCGGTAACATCAACATTTAACGGAACTGTTACGGCATCAGTAAAGAAAACATTTTCGTCAAAGCCTGTTTTTGCTGCCGAAAATTCATCAGGAACAGTAACTGCTGAAATTAGGGTACCTGTTGATGGCACTAATACAGTTGTTGGCGTTGACGCAGGGGGCTACATATCAACAGCCACAAATGGCGTAATTGTTGGGTATAGAGCAAACAGATACGCAACTACAGCATCTCAAGTGGTTTCTGTCGGGTCACTTGCAAACGCAACAACAGGTAATTGTATTGCCATCGGATATAGCACAAACGCAACTGCAAGCAATGCGATTTCAATTGGTCAAGGAAGCACCGCATCAGGTAGCAATAGTATTGCAATTAATGGATCTTCTGCCGGAATAAATGCAATATGTATTGGTCGAGGGTCTAATGCGGCATCAACTTCGCAAATAACTATAGGATCATCATCTTCAGGCGGTGGATTGGCAACTACTTATGTAGGAGTCCCGCCAGGGGTTAGTGGAGTTACGCAAACCTCCAGAACTCACCTTTACGGCTCCCTGACAATGGGAACCGATACAACGTCATCGGGGCGTTTGACAGTCAGAGGAAGAGGCAATACATCAACTACAAAAACAGCCGTATTTGAGGATTCAGGCGGCTCTGATATTATGGTCGTGCAGGATAATGGCGTGGTGGGCATTGGCGTAACATCCCCTGACGCATCCGCAAAACTGGAAATAAGCAGTACCACACAGGGCGTACTATTCCCGCGTATGACTACCACTCAACGTGACCTTATATCAACTCCAGCGGACGGACTTGTTATTTACAACACGACTGACAATAAATTGCAAGTCAGGGCGGCGGGCGCTTGGGTTGACTTACATTGATTTGCACTAACTTTAAAATCAAAAACATCACCATGAAAAATACAATCATCGTTTTTCTGTTTGCGTTCATCACGACCGCACAGGCGCAAACCATCGTGCAAGATTCATCCTGGCTTACCATCACGTCCGGCGTGTTTTACGCAAATCGTCTGCAAACCTACGACAATGGCAATAGCGTGCTATCTGTAACGAAAGTCGGCGACACAACAGCGGTCGTACAAGGCGCAATCAATGTGTACCGATCAGCCGCATCCACGATGGCATCAGATGCCATACTTTTATCCAGTAACGGCGCTAAAATTCGGGAAATAATCCGGCAGGACGGACTGCTTCAAACGCAGGTAGGAAAGTCGGCGCTTAATCAGATTGCACTACAGGTGGATACGTCAACTGTGACAGGCAAATACTTTACCGCTTCCGGCTGGACTATCAAAGATGGTGCAGATGCTGCAAAAACTATTGTCTTTTCGTTCAATCCAACTACAAATGCTTTCAGGTATAAAATCGGTTCTGAAACGCTGCGTTTATCGTATTGCCTGGGTAATGTCATTCGGCTGGTGAACTACGGCACTACGGGGCGCGCTCTTGACTTTTACCGCGCGCCAAATGGCAGATGGGTAACGATAGATTTACAGCAGCAGTTGATACCACCGCCTGCCATCATTCAAGCGCTTCGCAACTAACATGGTTTATTCGCTCCACATCGGGATTAACAAGTACAGCGTAAGCGAATACGGCGAAGGCGCGAACTTGACGCAATGCGTGCGCGATGCGTATGCGCTTGCTGAAATTGCGCGCACGAAATTTAACTCAAGCAATGCGCGTGTACTTGCGGACGAATTTTGCACACTTGCGAACATCAAGCACGAACTGACGAAATACGCGCACCTGATGAACGCAAACGATGTACTGCTTTACACGCACAGCGGACACGGAACGTATCATGACTATCAGG